GGCGGCGAGGGTTCTGGCCCAGGTGACATGCCGGGGGGAGGCGGGGCGCCTGGGCCAGCATCCGCACCCGGAGGTGGGGGCGGTAGCACGGCATCGGGACCGGCGTTGTTTGGTCCGGTCATCCCGGCCCCAAGGTTGCTCTGCATGAACGAGATCATCATCGGCATCACCGCACCGGTTTCCTCCGGCGACAACGAGCCGACGAACGCGGCGAACTTTTCCACGACAGACATCGGCCGCTCCTATGATTTCAAAGATTGCAAGCTAAAAAAGTGGGGGGTTTATTCAGAACTGCCGCCAATCCTCGGCCGCAGTGCTCTTGCGATAGACCTCGTAGCCGGACACGTCGGCCGGCTTTTGCGGCTCTTTCACCGCAATCCACGGTCGCGACATGCAGGCGTAGCGCGCGGCATCGGCCGCGTGATCGACGCTGTCGGTCTGCACGTCCTCATATCGATCTGGATCATGCTGCAAGAACGGAAATGTGCGGATGAAATCCACACAAGTTGAGAATACGACCAGCATCGGCAGACCGTCGTCGGTTCCCTTTAGCCGCGCCCGCATCTGGTCCCAGCCGCCGAGGTGGCCGTACACCCGCACCCGCTTGTTGTCGGCCTTGCGGAACCAGACCTTGCCACCCGTGTCGGTGCCCATACGTTCAGCGATTGAAGGGCCACCATCTTGTGCAAAGGCAGATGGATCCAGAACGCCGTAAGATATTTCCTCGTTCTTTTCTCTCGACAAAATTCCTTTACCGACCTCGCCGGCGTGCAGCTTCAAGCCGATGTCAGGTTCTTCTGGTCGATGCCCGTACCATTCGCGATACATCAGCAGGCATCCGCGTGGCAGCACCCGACCGTGTACCTGCCATTCATCCGACACTACCGCCCACCACTGCACGCAGAATGGTGAAGCCGAACCCCAATCCATTGAACGAAAGCGCATCCACTCCTTCGGGATTTCGAATGGTGTTATGACGTGTCGATCAGTATTCCATTCAGCAAAGAACGCGCCGAGTGTTACGGAAAAATCCCCATCCAACCATGCGCGCACTAACTCGGGACTGCCTGACGCGCGCAGCCTGTTCTTGTAAGCTTCACCATCGATGAATTGATTGTTGCCGACTTTTGACGGGATGAAGATGCGCTCCAATCCCGTCTTGGGATCAACGATAATCTTGTTTCCCAGTGGGGCAGCGTCAATGTAGCGATGTTTTATCCACATATGGCCAGGTCCACCAGGGTTCCCCGTGAGCCTGATACCCACTGGCACGTTGGCGCCCGAGCGCAGCGTCGCCAACAGCTTGAAAATCGGCACCGACGAGGGGAAGTTGCCCGCCTCCTCGATGTAGAGCCTGGAGTAACTGTGGCCCTGATAAAGCTCGGCGTCGGCGTCGCGCTCCAAGTAAGCGAACTTGAGGCGGGCTCCCCTGGGATCGCGCCATGTTTTCTCCTGCTCGTTGTAGGTCCACTTGAGCGGCCCGTAGATTGCGCGCGAGCGTTCGATCGTATCCATCAACTCAGTGCGCGTTCGTCGTAGCATCAGACCGGAAGCATTGATGCCGTAGCGATTGGCGTGTGCCATCCACTCGCCTAACATTCCGTCGGTTTTGCCGCCCCCGCGCGCACCACCGAAGAAAATCTCAAACACATCAGATTGCAGCAGTGCCCACTGCGCAAAATTCGCTCCTGGGCTCCAAATTACCTGTTCTGTTGGTGTATGTGTGTCCATGTTTTGCCACGGCGAAGCTTGCGGATCGTACTTGAACCAACACCGTATTGAGCCGCAATTAATCGCGACGATAGCGGGGATGCCTTGATTGCTGCTGCCTGCTCATCGGTCAGCTTGGCATGTCCGCGTCTTTCACCTCTCGGCATTCTCCCTTTTCGGATCATGTCTGCCGTGTTGTCTACTGGCTCACCCAGAAACAAGTGATCCGGGTTCACACAACAGCGAACATCACAGTGGTGACAAACAATAAGCCCGGATGGAACGGGGCCGCGATAGCGTTCATACGCAAAGCGATGAACCAGCATGGTCCTTCCGTTGAAATCTATACGATAATATCCTCGTTGCCCCTTGCTACGCCCACCATCCCACAACCAACACCCGGAGTTAGGTTCAGGCGATATGCAATCCTCAAACCGCTCACTGTAGAGTGCCCTTGCCATCATCGCCTCCACCGTTTGTGACCGTACCTTCGATCATACGCGGTGGCTCTGGGTTAGCATATTTCCGCAACCATTCCTCGCGGGTCAGCACCGGCGGAAGCTCCGCAACGTACCTGACGTTCACATCCGCGCTGATCAGCGTGCGGGTCAGGTCGGGCACCACCTTCTTGAGCAGCACGTCGATCGCACGCACTTGCGCCATGCTCAGATTGGCAAGTTTGCGGCCGTCCTTATCTACCTCACTAAAGATGAATTGGTGCAGAACATCCACCAGCCGGATCGCCTGGATTTTGGAGCGCACCTCGTCGGGGTGAAACTTCATCTGCCGCCGACGTAGCAATAGTTTTCCGCCTAGGTTTGGGCCCGACATGGCTGCTCCTAATATCCGGTCGCCCAGTTTTCCAGTTGCCCGGGCAATCCAAGCATGGTCACCCCACCGTAAGGGAACGCCGCCGGGAATTCGCCTCCAAATCGGGTATTGTGCCGAATGGGTGGCCGGTTGCCGCCGCCCTCGGCGCCGGCGGGCGGGTTTTTGCCCTGCTCGAAATCCTGCAGCATTTTGCCGGGGCTGATGTGATGCCCGAGATACATGAAGGCGCCGGGTTCGCCTCCGAGCAAATTCGAATTGAGAGTATTGGGCCGCTCGTCCATCACTTCCGGCAGTTGCCCCCCGTATTTCTGCTGATACTGCCGCATGTAGTCCCCCATGCTCCAGAATTTGCCGTTGGGATCACGGCCATGGCTGAAGACATCGGGGAACCACCCCTGCTGCACGGCGGGCATCGGGGCGGTGGGTGTCGGTGCCGGTCCCCAGTTGGCGGGATTTTCCCACGCCGCCATTGGCAGGCCCTGCCCCTGACCGCCACCCCTGAAACCGCCACCGCCATCACCCATGGCGTCTTGCGCCATCTGCAGCAGGCCCGGCACCTGGGGAGATTGTGCCCCCCCTATTCCCCCCAACCCTATTTCCGGTGGCGGTCCGCCGCGTAAAGGCATGGCGATCTCCTATGGTTGGTAGCTCTGGCGGCCGATCTGCATGGGTCGACGCTTGATCGAGCCGTAGCCTAGCGCCTGCGCCATCGGGCTTGTTGGATCGGGAGGCACCTCAGCCATGGCCGCGGGTTCCGGGCCGCCGTTAACCCTATCCTCGATGCGCGATCGCCCGAGGGCGATCAGGCTTGGATCGTTCAGCATTGCGTGCCAATTGGCCGCATTGAGCGGCAATCGCCCGCTGTCGATTAGGTCTATCAAGCTCTGCGCGGGGTTTTGAGCTTCGCGCATCTGCCGTTTCATTTCACGGCCAACACCGGCATACCGGCCCGGATAATCCGGGGTTGGTAGTTTGGGCCAGCGACCGAAGTCGCCTCCCCCACCCGTCTGCGGCATGTGCGGGACCACCGTGCCGGGCTCGTCCGGTATGAAGAATTCCGGCCCTTCCTCGCCCACCACCACCTTCTCGTCCTTGGCGACGTGGCCGCCCTTGGCCAGAAATCGGGTGTCAAACGGCAGCGCCGCCTCATTGCCGCGGAACGGGTTGAACATCCCCGGATCGCCTGGCCTGTACTGCGGTGGCGGCGGTGGCGCGGGCGGCTGGCCCCATGTCGGAGGTGGTGCGGGTGGCGCAGTGAGCGGCGACAATTGTGGAACGGTCGGAGTGGTCGCACCAAAATAGGGCGAGGCGGCGCCGACATCACCTTCGCGGCCGTAATCTTCGCCGAAACCTTCGCGGCCACCGAGCGATTGCGACAGGCCCGCGAATTGCTGTCCGAATGGCAATGCGCCCTGCTTGCCGGGCGCGGCGCTGGGCGACGGCGGCCCTTGCACCTCGCCGGGCTTGGCC